TGACTCCGGAGAGTTTTTATTGGTCAGTCCATCTTCTGAAATATACCCAAGTGCTACAAACGCCTCATTCAGTGCAGTCGTTGTATCTGTTGGGAGTGCCGTTCCAAGCGGAGCACGGCTCATCGCCCCTCCGATTTTCGGTTTTCCGGTAGAAACTTTAGTTGCATCTGCCGCCATAATCATACCTCCTGATAATATTTCAAATCATAAACCGCCTGATAGCGGTATTTCTTTGTTATAACATCTGTAAAATTATAATCGCTGTTCAGCGTTGATCTGGATATCTCATCCCGCTCTATGATCCGCTTCATCGCAGCTTTCACTTTTTCATTAAGCGCCGCAGCTTCATACATACTGTCCGCTCTGGACTGTATGGCAAAAGTCGCTGACAAAATATGATTTGTTTCACTGCTTCCGGTCTTTTCTACCGTCACGTATTTTTCGGGAGCATCATCTGGGATCTCCAGATATACGGGAGCATCCAGCAATTCCTGCAGATGCTCCCAGACTATAATCTCAATCACCCTCTCACCGCCTTCAATATCATATTGCTCTCGGAGTTTTCTTTTTTCGCCTGATAGGATTTAGCAGATACCATCACATTGACACGGTTAGGGCCTACATAAGTATCTGCTTCATATCCATCTCCCAAACGCTCCAAGGCTTTGCCAGCATAATCCCGACAAACATTCGTCATTGCCGGTGAGCGCATCAGTTCTCTGACGCCATTCTTGTTCAATTTGAACACCAGCTTTTTACTCATATGCTTCCACCTGCACTTTCATATTCCAGTCAAGCGGAATCAGATCATCGATTCCTTCATAGGGAAATCCTGACGTTTTCCAGACCCGACCGAAAAACTCCACTTTTTTGTCCTTCCAGTCATGTTGATCTCCTTTCGGGACCGCTAAAGTATAAACTGCTTTCTTTCCGTCCGGATTGATCGTATCCGGCAAAGAAGAACTAGAGACCGGGGCAACAAGGACATTCTCTACTTCCACAATAACTTCTTCATAGGTTTTCACTCCAAACGCATCGACCCCGGTCTCCACCTGTTCATGCAGTTTTACTGTAATTCCCTTAATCATCGTCATATGGTTCCATCACCCCATATCTCTGCCGACGCAGCCCTAGCCTGGCCAGCTCTGTTTTTTTAATAAACAGTCCGCCGCCTGGGACAAGATACGTTCCAGAATAAGAATATCCCATCGCCGATTCTGCCATCTGCGTCATTGGCTCCGCGTCTGTTGACGTCATCAAGGTTCTGGCCAGGACATCCACTGTAGCCGACTTTACGACATTTGTCAGATAAACCTGAGCCTCGATCATTTTATCCAGGTCTTTGCCTACCTTTTCCGCTTCATATCGCAATGTGTCAGAAATAACGGGGAGCAGGTTTTCCGCCCGCTCCTGTTCATCAGCTGTCATTGGTCTCCAGAGTCCGACTGCATCCTGTACCGTTGCAAAGGGTTCCATTACTCGTCACTCTCTTTCACATCTTCGGAACTATCTGCAGATTCGGCAGATTCGCCAGATTCATCAACTTTTTCAGCTGTATCCTTTTTCCCACCTTTTCTGCCTCCGCCTTTTTTCTTTGGTTCTTCCACCAGCACCCAGTCACCGCCGCACTCTGACAGAACTTCAATTTCGATTCCAGTTTTTACGTTTCTATATTTCATGATTCCTCCTATTCAACGACCTTAGATCCGCCCTATGCACTTTCCTTGATAACAGAAAATGCCTCCGGCAGCAAGATCCCCCATCCCAGATAGATCTCTGCTCTAATATAAATCTGGTTATAGCCTTTCAAATCCTTGCCAGAATTATCTGGGTCACCATACTTAATTATCTCGATCGGGATTTCTTTGGAGTAGCCCCATTTAAATCCATTCTGGAAATCTCCAATAATAGCGTGATCCTTTGTGGTTCCTCCGCTTACAGTACTGTTAACACTCACGCCGATTCCATTCAGGCTTGTTGGCGATGCGCCGAAAGAAAATTCCGGATACACCTTTACCCCATTCGCTTTCACATTTGCCATCGCAGATCCAAATGTCTTCGACAGTGCCATTCCTGTTACGTCATTATCACCAATCTGAGCAATAGCAGATTCCAGATTGGCATCCGGTGTTGCAGCTGCATATGCTACAGTATTACCGGTCACCTTTCCATCAAAGTGATTCGTTCCTACAACAGTAGACGCTGTTCCGGAACGCGGATTTATACCGTGCATCGCTGCCAGGTCAAATCCTCTTGCAACCTTCTTTGCAAATCCATCATTAAACGCAGTCAGAATATCAATCTGTTCTTCCTCTGTAGCATAGAGAAATTCATCCGAAACACGCGCACCGTATTCAAACTTGATTGGATTGATCACCACTGGCGTCGCAGTGATTCCACCTTCCGATTTTTCTCCACCTTCCGCCACAATATCGATTTCCTTATCCATGCTGAAAATCATTTCCTTCATGCCATTGAACGGAATCGGCGTCTGTGCACACAATGCTGCCAGTGAAGACTTTCCCGTCACTTTACTCACCAGATCTTTTACCAATGTTGGATCAAATAAACTTCCTCTTGTTGTCGCCATTTTTAATCTTCTCCTTTCAGTCCGGCCAGTACATTTTTCATGGCCGCTCGTTTTCCATCAACATCTCCCGGTTCCGTGGATTTCAGAGGAGCCGGCTGCTGACCTGTTTTTAACAGTTTCGCCACCGTCTCTGCATCCTTTCGAATTGAATTCTCATCTTCTCCAGTTAACCGGCTTGCCAATTCATACGGGATTCCTGCTTCATGGGCGATTCGCGTTTTTACCGAGTCGGACTCGTACCCTTTCACTTTTGTCTGGAGCGCAGAAAGCTGCTGATCATAGTCAGCATATTTCTTCTCATTATCTTTGATCGACTTGTTCAGATCACCGATCTGCTTTTCATAATCAGAGACCTTTTCCTTAAGGTCATCATAATCACTGTACTTTTCCATCAGCGTTTTCCGCTCTCTTTCAAGCCGATCCTTGATAACAGCATCCAGCTGTCCCTGTGTTGTAATTGCTTCAAATCCTGCCATGTTTGGCTCCTTTCTCCCACTTGCCCGGTGGTATCGGTAATATAAAAAAACATCCGCTTATTCGGATGCTCTTAATAACTGATTTTCTGTTTTCTCTTTTTCTTCTTTTTATTTTCACTGCAAATCCAGTACGCCAGGATTATGCTGTCCAACAATGCGATCTCAACACCTTCTTTGATGGATCGGTATCCGAATCCACCATTGGATCCAATCGCACGCTTTTCACAGTTTCCAACAGCATTGATAACAGACGGCTGACCGGCATGACGAATAGTTCTCTGAAACAGCCCCTGCTCAAACGCCGCATTGGCCACTATAATTTCCTTGACTGTAGGAAGCACCGGCTTGGATAGCCCCCATTCTTTCATTTCATCGGCGAGCAGTTTCTGTCCGTTGGCACCGTCGATCACAACTTTTGCACTACGCCAGCTGCTGAGATATTTCATCATCCAGTCCGTTCCCGCACGAACTTCCCTGCAATCGATCCCTTCCACAAAGATTTCTCCATCTTCGGTCCGCGCTGCAACCGACATGGCCACATTCTCACCATCATGTCCATATTTGATCCCAACGAACAGATCTCCGGTAAGCTTCGGCGGTGGTTTAATCTGCAGTTCCTTCCACTCATTCGGACTGATTGCAGATTTCTGATTATATCTGATCCATAGGCCCAGACGCTGGATGTTGAAGTCCAGATCATCGGATCCGATTTCATCCGTAACAGATCTTTCGGTGAATATTGTCCCTAGCGATGGATTGGTTTCATACCAGCATTCAATATCCCTTGGATCTACTTTATAATCCACTGACCACTCCGCCCACCCGGAATTCACTTTTAATCCAGCAAGCGTATCTTTTCTGTATTTTGTAAATACCGTTCCTGAGCTGACCGGAGTCGGCGGTGTTCCACACAATATGGTCTGTGGATTATGACTATCTGTAACTACATACTTCAACGCAGATTCCTGATCATCCTGATATTCTTGTGCTTCATCGATGATAAGCAGATCAAATCCTTCCCCCAGTCCGCCTTTTGAGGTCCTGGTTCGAAATTCTATTTTACCTCCGCCTTCTACCTCGATATGCTCCTTTCCGTACGCCCGATACGAAGACAACACCTTCATCCCAGCTTTTTCAACCAGATCCAGCAATCGCTCCCACGCCGCATGAGTTGTCGTTGTTCGATGTGCTGTATGTAAAATTTTTTCTCCCTGTTTCAATCCAATCAGTTCCCGAATCACAACGATTTCATTTTTTCCGTTTCTCCGGGGAACCGAATATCCATATTTCGTATGGATCCAAAGACCATCCTCATTGTATGCCAGAATATCTGATACCAGCAGCTCCTGCCATTCCTGCGCTGTTTTTCCCGTGGAATTGTAGAGCTCAATAGCTTCGCCGCCCAGTGTAGAAGTATAGGGCAGTACGACAGATCGCGTTGGAGTCTGGCGTCCTTTCCTACCTTCTGTCATCATTTCCTCTTACGTTCTTCCTGCAATATAAAAGAACCGACTCATTTGCCGGTTCTCGATTTCATGCATTACATATGCTCAAACTTTATTTTAACAGCATTTCCCGGGGTTTGCTCCCATTCCATCCAGACCATATGATTAAGCCAGTCATCCGGAACGGATCCCCTTCTCCAAAGGTCTTCAAACTCTCTTTCCTGTGCCTTCGGAATCAGCCAGCCAGAAAAATTTTCACCTTCCAATTCTTCAGCAACTAAATCCCGACCTTCGCCGCAGTCACCGAAAAACACACAGCCCTGCGTCGCTGCTTCATCCTGCACCAAATCCCAAAATCTATTAAACTTTTCGCTTTCTTGCGATCTTAACCCTTTCATTCTGCACTCCATTTTCCAATATTGTAACAAATCGCTGTTTATTTAAAATAACAACATCATTTCCTTTTATAAAGAAATCGACCAATCCAGTTTGACCTCGCCAATATCCCTGTGCGACATCATCATGGTTGTTTACAATATCTAAAATAAATTCCTCCATCCTTTTTCTGTCATCCTGTTTGCTCGGATCCAAGCCAAAGTCCCGTGCATGCTTTCCAATCTTTTTTCCAAACTGTTTATCTGTTATTAGTATACCATTTTCCCTTGATTTTTCAACATGTTCAGCGTTTTTTACAATCTCCTGAGGGATTTTTTTCAAAGTCTCTTTCAGTCCGATCAGCTTTCGCTTCTCCAACTCAGTCTCATTTTCCCAGATCTTTGTATGTGCATTCTGCTTTTTCCCGTTTCCAGGATGATAATCCACCAGGCATCTGCAATATGAATGCCTGCGCCAAACATTATTTCCAGTTTTCCTCACATCAGAATACTCGTATGTACCGGCCAGCTTGTCGCACCATTCGCAGCAATTTCCCGTCGATGTTCTGACGATTTTAGGAGATAATCCTGCTTTATATTGAAAGTCTGCATTAGAACGCACCGCTTCATCTACAATAGACTGTCCCAGGTTGATCAACGGCTCTTTCAGCATATATTTGATTTTATCAAAATCATCTTTTCCTGAAACGATATCCACAATGCCATCGATCCTATCCTGTTTCAGCTCCGGAGTCATAGCATTTATCCCGATCTCCGCTTCTTTATTGAGAATCTGCTGCACATCTAAGCAATACCTGCTGACCTCTCCGTATATCCCGTTCTGACCCAGTGCCTCCTGCATCACACGCTGTGCGATATTATAATACATCTTCCCGTCCGGGAGCATATCTGCAGATAAATTAGAGAGTAACGCCTCTGACATAAGCTCACTGACTTTGATGGCATATTCCTGTGCATCCCGATAGGTTGCCGTCCGGTTTCGGATTTTCGCATCAAGGGCTTTGATTTTGGAACTCCTAGTCATTTTTCTCTGAAACTCTTCAGAAATCCTTTCTATCAATTCAGGTGCGATATCCTTAGTCATCTTCATTGCCCTCAATTCCAGTCAACGTCCTGAGATTCTCTTTTCCAAAATATCCTGGAACCGCCTGATTGATCTTTATAGCTCCATCTCCAATAGATGACAACATCGCCGAATCCGGTTCAAATACCGGTTCCCACATTGCAGATGTCAAATACACCTGCCGCCGCAGATACGGATAATCATCTCTCAGGCAAGCCGCCAGATATCCAGCATTTAAAAATCCACTTCCGAAAGTTCTCTGGGCTTTTCGCGCTGCCAAGCGGAGATTTTCATGGGAAGCTTTGATAGCTTCTGCACTGGATGGGTTTTCTGTTGCGAACCCCAGATCATCCAGAGTCAGGCCCGTTTCTCCTGCAAAGAGTGCCGCAAACATTTTGAGCTGTTCTGTGTGTGGAGTCATGGATTGCTGTGCAAACTGCCCCAGATTCGGGCTGTCTCCTTCTTCATCTTTTGTAAACGTCATGAAGCTCGACATAGTAGCACGCCATTTTTCCATTTTCTCTGCATCATCTGACAATCCCGTTATATATTTCTGTGGAAAAGAGAAAAATTCCGCTGCAATTTCGGATCTTTTGGCTGTTCTGAGTGCAGATCCTGTGATTGACATACACGCTCTGCTAATCCTCGAATGCCCAAACACCCGCTTTGCATCCGGCCTGTACACAATTGGGACCAGTAGCGGCGCCGGAGCATCATTAGGGATCACCCACGGTTTCTGACCTTTCTGGTAATATTCTGTACTTCCAGCTTTGAGATATGCTTCCAGTATCGGAGTTCCATTCTCATCACGATCCAGTACAGCATAGCCTTCATTCAACAGCCCTGTAATAGGATTCATGACTCCAGTTGCATTACCTCCGTCAATTACCTGCAGCTGCGGGTAATCGTCTTCATCTTTTGAGATATAAATAAAACAGCACGATGAAATCATTGCCGATAACACCGCGCTATCAAAGAGGATGTCTGGATTATTCATCCTGAAAATCTCATTTATCCCGAAATTGTCATTTTTAAATTCCCGAAATACCAGACGATCCGCCAGACTGTCTACTGCTTTCGCACACCATCCGAGGACCGACATAAAATCTCGCAATCCTGGGGGGGGGTAGAGATATTAAAATCCCGGGTCATATTCTTCATTTCATAAAACCGATATCGCTTTTGCACACGAATCCGTTTTATATTCAATTTATTCTGCAGATATGCCATTCCTCTGTATTCTGTCATCAGTGCAATCCTTTCCGAACCCTGTATTTTCAATGGTAGCGTGTGTTTTTTTTCGTAGTGACGGCGTGAAGCTCGGCCGGGCGGTCGACCGGGAGTCATGCCCCCTTTGTCAAAAAAAAATTTTTTTTAAATTATTTTTTTAGCTTGTCCCGCTCTTCTGCTGCTCTAGTTTGAGCTCAAAGGCGAGCCAGTCCACCGAGTGCGGAAGATTCCTGTTCGTTATCACTTCCGCCGCTTCGCCTGGATCATGAGGCTGCATTAGCCGGTCTGACTTCTGCCTGTTGCACGTCCAATGTGCAAGCTGAAGATTTTCAATGTCACTTGGATGCCCACCCTTGGCAATCGGAATGATATGGTCGATGCAGGGGCTTAAGGGGTGGGGGTACTTAAGCCGGAAGTCCACGGGGCCCCCGCATATTCCACAGGTACTTTGTGATGCGTAGATACGCTTTTTATTTTTTTCAAACTGTGCCCTATGTTTTCCGTTCTGATCCGGGCGGCTTACCTTTGTCATGTCACAGCTCCAATTACAAACAAAACGAGGAACCTCCGACCCTGAATGGAAGTTCCTCGCTTTGCGTTTGCCTTTTTTCTTGATACCATAATAACACATCCAGAATGTTAATAGTGTTAATCTTTATCCAGCTGCAAATATTTATTTATGATCTGCGTGATCCTTGATCGTGAATACCCAAGTTCTTCGGCAATCTGGCTGTCAGTCATATTGTCTTTCATCTTCCTTCGGAAGATACCATAAAGCTGCGGATCCTGAATCTCTTTTAACCAGTTCTCCGCTTCCATTACCATCAGATCGAATTCCGCTTCACGACGGCGGAGCTCTCTAAGATACTCATCCTCCTTCGAGTGATCGAAGCTTTCAATCTTCATCCTCGTCTCAGTATACGGAAATTCCGGCGAGGATCCACGCGCAACATCCGTCATCAGTTTCCCGCCGCTGCGCTCCGCCTTCTTCTGATATGTCCGGATATCTTTTCGTATCCGCTTCAATTCTCCCATAATACAATGGAATGCTTTCATTCGTTCTCTATCCATAAAACCTCCCACGCTAAAACGCCATCTCCTCCATGGATAGCTGCTTATCTGTTTGATATACTTTTTCCGGACGGATCGGCTTCCCCCGTTTTCCCTTTGCCGGACCATCAAGGCTGATCAATATGTACTCCTTGCACTCCACACCTAAGATCGCATGCTCATACATCCTGACGGTATCTTCATCAACATAATATCCCTTCGGCGGTTTGATTTCTTCCCATACCTGCCTGCTTGATATTTTTTCCCTGCGGATTTCCGGGGTGACAATGCTCCTGCTGCAGCTGTACCTCCGCTTGCTGGGACTTCCTTCCTGCCTGAAAGTTTCTTCGGTCTCTTTCAGAAGATATTCCGCAAGCCGGTGATAATTCCCTGACGGATCCAGCGGTGCAACATTGATACGACCATATTTCCAGCACCGATCCAATGTGTCCACATCGATTCCTGATATCACAAGGTGATGATGTATCCTGTGCTGTTTATACTCCGTCACAGCAACCCACTTCAAAACGACCCCCTCCTTTTTGCAGGCAGAGCGAACCTTTCGGATAAAATTATCCAGGCATTTCTTTGCATCCGCTGGAGCTTTCACCTTCTCATAAGTAAGCGTCAGGTGATAATCTCCCGGAACAAAATTATGATTCAGCTTTGCCGTCAGCATCTTGACCGCATTACGGAAATTGGTTCTGGCCACAGCCTCCGGGGTCGGGTTCATTTTTGGCTTTCGCTTTTCTCCTTTTATGTATGTCCTTGTCACTGCCCGCAAGGCGATCAGCTTGGTGCGCCCGGCGATGATCGTATCTCTGTAATACATATCTTTGTCCTTTTGTTAATACTCTGATCAAGGGGTAAGGCGACCGGAATGGTCGCCGATATTCCCTCTATTTATTTGATCCCTGAAACTCTTAATTTCCTTTCATGATCCCATCAATGATCCTGGCAGTTTCTTTCATGCTGGCATCTGGTTCCGGCTGGAGTCCTAAATCACCCTTTTTCTTTTTCCGGTACTTATCGCAATCCTCGATGCTGCATCCCCGCCGATGACCTGCGATCAAAAGATAGTCACAGGATCCGACGGATTTTGAATGATAAGCGCAATCCGTTCTCATGCACTGTCCTTTTAATGTAGGATTCATATCACGCCTCCTGTCTGATCAGCGCTTCCATGATTTGCACGAGAGCAGCCTTTGTCTTATCCGGATCCGGAGTGTCCCCAGCAGCATCCCGGCATTCCTGATAGATCTTCTGGAGCTGATCTACTTTCAGCTTGAACAACATCAGCGACTCATTTGAGACGTTATCGATCTTGGCCTCCAGTTCCTTGACTCTCTGAGTCATTTCTTCATTCTCCCGCTGGGTGCTTTCGATCTGCTTTGCAGCCGCCGTTTCAGCTTCTACTTTCAGCTTGTTCCCTTCCTTTTCCAGAGCCTTCTGGATTTCCTGATCCCTGACCTCTTTTTCTGCTTTCAGTTTTTCTTTCAGCTCATTTTCCCGGATCTCAGTTTTCTGAAGCTTTTTCTCCAGCTTAGTGATCTCATCCGGATCCGCAGTCTGGGATTTTAGCGCCGCCAGTTCCCCGGCCAGACGTTCCGCTTCATCATTTTTCTGTTCCATCTGTTCCTGCAGCCCCAGGATTTCCTTTTCCATCTCGATGCTTTGGTATTCCTTTTCCTGTTTCAGTGCCTTGATTTTGTCTTCCAGTTCCTTGACTGTCATATCTTGAATATCGTTCTTTTCTGCAAAGGATTCCACATCATTCTCCGGCACCTGCAAAAGCCTCAAAGCCTTGGAAATACTTAAATCCGTACACATGTACGTTTTTGCATATGGACTGTTTTCATCCCCGTATTCTGTAGCGATTTTCATCATCTTTTCAGCTTTTGATTTGCTGTAATTGAGATTCTCACTGCACCAATCCTCCCACTGGCCATGATCTACTTTTCCCTTTGCCTCTTTCAACTTATTCCCAATCTGAATGGCGCCATCCAGTGCTGTCTTCGCCACCTGAGATTCGATATAAAGGATCTCTGATGCGATCACCGGCAATGTCCTCTCCGGAACTACCCTGTAATCTGCTTCCACGATATTGCTCATGCTGCTTTCCTCTCTTTCCGTTTTAATCTTCTATTAAACTCTGCTACAACCAGATCTTTAAATGCCTCCACCTCTGGAGTCATAATGCAGTTATGCTCGCCTCTGCACTGGATGAACTTCCCCTCCGGTTTAATCTCCAGGGTATAATATGGCTCGTCCGGCTTTTCTTTTCGGCGAATAAAGAAAATGATCGTTTCCCCTTTCGCGACTCGATCGCCGTATGTACGAACACAGTGGCCAAGTACCGATGATTCGACATTCAAGTCCTCTTGTGATTCAGCGATTTTCAATATAAAGCCATCCCTTTTGATGTCCATTTTCTGTAATTCCGCCACTTTCTTTATAGCGGCATTTTTCAGTTCGGTTTGCTGGATCTCGACCTGCTCCGACAGCCGTCTATGCACCGTAGCAAAATCCTTTGGGAACAGGATAGATTTTTTTCGTGTGTCCATTCCTAGAAGCCTGCAGTCGTTGATGTAGTCCAGCCAGTCATATTTGTTCACATTCTGATCTCTGGCCCATTCCGCCCATTTCATGACAGATATATACTTTCCAATGTGCCTTGCTTCGTCGCCTTTGAATGCATCCGCAGCTTTGGTTATTGTCTCCCACGAAAATCGTTTCTCTTTCTCTGTCAGGTTCTGAAAAAAACTAAGTTCCTGAAAACTAACATAAAAGCCTCTCATCTTTTTAATATGCCGACGAGGCAATCGCAGTATCTTCTCTAGGCTGCGTCCCCTCCAGTTTATACAGCCTGATCCGATGCTCCCGATTACTTTTTCTACTACGAAGCATTCAAACCCCGCTTTTGCCAGGAGTTCGATACTCTGATATTTAAGATGCAGGTTGATATATGAAATGAGATCATATGCATCGAATTCATGTCTTTGAAACATATCCGGTTGCCATCCGTATTTCAAACAACTATTCAGGAACGTGCGTTTCAGATTGCCCTTATACACTTCCGTTCGTTCAAATTTCGGCCGGCTGTACCAATTCATGCCCGATGGTGGATGCGGCAGCTTTACAGTCTTCACCTGCTCCCAATGATCCATCCCCCAGCACCATGATGGTGTATGCTTATAGTAGCTCTGCTCATTTTTATTGAACACGTATATGGCCGACATCCAGCCACTAAGCTCTGGCTTGCCGACATTCTCAAAATTGGCCGTGATTTCCGTCAAAGATCCATATACGGTATTTCCTCTATGCGTCAATACCAGCACTCTGAAATGTTCCGCGAGCTTTTTCCGGCCGATACCTTCCGCTTTATATGTCGCCTTACTTTTGCACTTCGGGCAAATTCCAGTATCATTGTTTTTCATCGGAAACCGGTCGGCCCGGAAGCGGTGGCCGCACCGGGTGCACACCGCTTCATTTTTCTTTTTGTTATATATGATATAGGTTTTCTCGATCACATCTTTTATGATCCAGTCCATGACCCCTGCCGGAGCTGGCGGCAGGTTAAAAGATTTTTCATCCATTTCCTTATGCTCACCTCCTACAGCAGATCCAGGACATTCAGCGTTTCATGCTTTTCTGCCCTATTGATTTCGTAATATTCTTCGGCCATCCTATAGGCATCTTCATCTGATACCGCTCCGACGCCTCCAACAGC